TTTGGGTATTGGTGGATCCGCCAGGGCCTATCCCGCTGGTGCGACAGCAGTAGCCGCACGATCCGCCTACCAACCACCCATGGCCCGAAGCTGGCGCGGCTGGGCCGGGTTGGGGCAATGCTCACCAACGAGCTGGGCCGCCACCCTACCAATTCCGAACTTGCTGCAGCGCTTGGCATGAAGTTGGACGATCTCGATCTGGTGCTCCAGGTCGGCGCTTCATGCCGCAGCCTTGATCAAGCCCACGGCGACATTGACAACCCCAGCAGCTTGGGCGAACTGCTGGCCGCCCCCAGTGCGGAGGAGCAGTCGCCTGAAGTTGAGGAACTGCATGAGCGCATCGCAGGCCTTGACCCGATTCAGCAGCGGCTGATCGCGGCCCGCTGGGGGCTGACATGCCCGCCCATGAGCTACGCGCAGTTGGCCTCTCAGGAGGCCATTTCTATTGGGGAGGTCAAGTTGATGCTGGGAAAGGCAATGCGCATTTTGCGCAGAGAGCCAGAGCCGGTGACGTTGCCACCACCAGAACTGACCCCATGGCGGCAGGAGGAATGCTGTCAGCTCAGCTTTTCAATCCCAACCCCGCCAGCACTTCCCTGACCCATTGGTGGTGCCGATCAACCGGCGGTTGCCCAGCCACCTCGCGCAGCTCTAGCTCGGAGACGCGGGCCAGGGCCTGTCTGAGCAGATTGTCCATGGTCACGACCTGAACCAGCGCCGAATCCAGTCGGGCCTCTAGGTCATGCCGGTGCATTCGGGGGATTGATCGCCTGGCTTTCTCCAGATCAAGCTCTCTGGACAGACTGATTGATGGATCGAGCCACCAACCGGGGGGATTGCCAGACATGAGCGAACCACAGCCATTAGCCCAGTCTGATCAATGCATCAGGGTGGGCATTGATGCTGCCGGCGGTTGTTGCTGGGAGATCTGCTCAGGTGGTAAGTGCCTGCAGGGCCGGGACCGAGCAGGCCTAATGCGGCGACTTCAGGAGAAGAGCCAGGCCCAGCCCGAGCTACCACCCTCAACGGTCCATCTGGGGTTGAGGTTGGCGAAGGAATAGCGCTGGCTCTCACCGCTGCTGCCACCCTGGCGGGCCCAGGTGCCAGATGCCAGATCAAGCTCGCCATAGGGATCATTCACGATCCAGGCCTTTGCATCAAAGCCCTTGATTGCGATCCAGTGGCCACCGCCAGAAGGATGCTGCGGAGTGCCATGGTGCAGGATCCCGATAGCGGCCGGCAGCCCGCTGCGGATCTCGGCTTGGAGTTGAGAAGCTGAGCAGTTCTGCACAAAACGACACCGAACCCCCAAGGCCTTGAGCGCCGCCTGGTGCGCGGTCTGGCTGGTGGTGTCGCCGTATTTGTTGACGATCCTTAGGTAATCGGTGTCGTCCTTGATCCCCGGCACCTTTAGGTAGGCCAGGCACATTGCGATCGAACTGGTCTGGCATTGGCGCCAGCCATTGCTTCCATCGGAGCCATCAGCAGAGATCTGGCTGAAATAGGGAAACCCACTCAGCGGATTGCTGACAGCAGGTTTCGGCGGCTTTGGTGGGCCAGCCCGATACATCTCGGCAAACTGGGCGATGTGATCCGATGTCTGCTCCTGCAGCCAATTCCATGCTGCTAGCTGATGCGGTAACGGCGGTCGCTCAGTGTGTTCTGCAGCACTTGAAAGCCTGATCGCGTCGGCCATGGTTGGGGTGCCTATGCGCCAGGCTATTGAGTCCTGGCGATCAGCTCTCCGCTGGAATAATCAGGGTGCTTTGTATTTGTGTGATCATTTCAGGTGAATAGCTATAGGGTTGATACGGGTCGTCATTCATCGCTAGCAGTGTGCGAAATAGCTGGGAATGCGCCTGGACGTGCGCAGGTGCAGGTGAAATGTAGTCGGGGTCAGATGGGATTGGCATGGTCAGATGGCGATGTTGCGAGGGCGGATATTGGAGCCGTATTGCCGGCTAATGCCGGCTTTCCAGCTACGACCGCCCAGGTTGAGCTGCAGGGTCGTTGAGCCGTTATCTCTTCTTGCAACAACAGGGTTTGTTGGGTTGGTTGTTGATATGGCCCCCGCCTCTGTTGAGTTGCCAATGGGGTACGCCTCGCCATAGGCATCTGTCGCTCCTGCTTCATAAGGCAATGCCAGCTCGCCTATTACGCCAGCAGCCACGGTATTGGCTGAGCCCACTTTGAAAAAAATGGTGCTTACTGGGGTCGTGATCCCTAGTGACACCGTCACCCCACCCTCTTGCTCTGTGGTGGCGTTACCCAGTAGCACGCCCCGCGTTTTGGTCGCGTTATGCCCATTAGAGCCAAACCGGCCGATGAAGCCCTGACGTACTGGTTGCGTTGAACTACCAGCAAACTGGCTGGTGAATACTGAATTGAATGAAATGTCTGATCTTGCATGAATGAACTGGTCAAGAAATGGGCCACTGTCATTATCAGATGGATAGGCCAGGGTGCTGGTTGTCGAGCTATTAGTAAGGAGGTGAATATGATTGGGAAGCAGTTTGCCAGTTTTGTCGGCATAGTAATTGTAGCTACTGGCACCGACGCCGGACTCCCCAGTGTTGACGTAGGACAGATCGGAGCCAAATACCGCCCCAAGAGCGTCAATGTTGATGGTGCTGCCAGTTGTGCTACCGATGAAGGTGTGGTGGAATTGGGTGAAGGTCCATGGAGTTGTGACAGCTGCTGTGCCGTAGTGCCTGACTCCCGAGTTTTCGATTGAGTTTGTGCAGCCAATGCCAGCACTTGTGATTTTAGTGTTACCACGAAGATAGATGTTTTTAGTCTGTACCTTTACTTCGCTGCAAATGTCAATATAAGGCGGGCGTGTGACGTTGCCTAGATTGTCTTTGTGTGATGGCAGGCCAGGGCCGAAGATGCAGTCTGTGATCTTCGCAGTATCAGTGGCTCGCGAGTTTGCCCGTATTGCCGGAGCGCCAGTATAAGTTGAAAAGTTCCCAGTAAACCCAGTTGCTGTCCTGATGCTGGCAAGCAATGCGTCAACATTTGTGGTAAGATTGCTTGAATCATAGGTAAATCCAGTAACTGCGACCCCGGCTGGGAGGGTATATATAAAAGAAGCGGCTCTTGTTGATACTCCCTTTGAAACCCACTTGATCATTTCGGCAAGCCCAAGGAATGCAAAACCGCCAACAAACGCAAACGACTTTTCAAACGTCATTAGATATGGGGTACATGCTATGTTCAGGTTCGTGACTCCCCCGGCAGTCCCAGCTAACACCGCTGGAGCAATGCCAAGCCTGAATGACAGGAACTGTGGAATCAGGGTTGCATCGTCATAACCCTTGCCGTCATAACAATTATTTGCAACCGATGAAGTGCCAACGCTAGTGGTGGGATATGGCATTGCTGAGAAGTCACTATTCCAGGCTTCAAATCTGACATTGCATGTCCAGGTCGAGTTTGGGAAATAATGGCCATTTCCAGCATCAGCTGCCGTGGCGTTAGCAGCAGCGGCAATCTTAATTACTGCCGTCTGCTCGGTGCCCGAGAGGATTTGATTGGCGTACTCGGCGGCACGGGCCAGGGATGGCACAGCGGCTGCTTTATCGGTTGGCGGCGTGGCCAACATGCTGGTCAAATCGCGGTCGCTCTTCGTGCCATCCACATAGATGGTGAGCGTGCCAGCCAATGCCGACACCAGCTGGTTGGCGCTCTTCCAGGCATTAAGGCCCGCAACCGTGACGGCTTCGGGAGTGGTGTTGATCGTGCTATCCGATGTTGCGACTGTTGCAGCCGAGCCTGTCTTTTGCAGTTCGACCAATGGTGCCAACCTTGTGACGCCCAGCCTGGTGGTTTGTCCAGCCTGCCCAGCCTGGTTGGTGAATGAGATCGGTCCGGAGAACGCCGACGAGCCGCTAGCAGTGAACTGGCCGGTAACCGTCAGGGTCGAGACGGTGCTGCTCTGGCTGGTGTTGATGTCACCAGCGCCGATGTTTTCAACGGTCAGAGTTTGCCCGGTGGTGGTGTCCTCTAGCCCACGAGCCGACACCAGCAGTCCATCCTCCTGGGCGCCTTGGGGGATCACCCGGCCGCCGCCTTGGCTGGTGAAGTAGTAGGTGAATCGGTTCTGTGCCGACATGTCCTGGGCTGCTGCTGGCACTGCCTTGCTGTAGTTGCCAAGACCGCTGCCAAACCAGCGATGAGAGCCCATCCATAAAGTGCTGGGCCGCCTGAACTCCACCGGCCAGTTCGCCGCTGCATTGGCTGCGCCGCCTGTCGGGGAGGTGCTGCTCAGGGCCAGCGTGGTGGCTGGGTTGGAGGTGAGCGCAGGGTTACGGCTTCTGGCGGCTTCCAGCCTGGGCACCAGCGCTGCATTGGCGGTGGACGCTGAATAGCCCAGGGCCGTCAGCAGCAGGAAGGCCCCGAGATAATCAGTGCCGGTTTGATATTGGCTTTGAATCTTTAGGTTGAAGGCCGGTGTTGATGATGTCCAGACTGTCGACCAGGCGATGCCGCAGGTTGTAGTGTCTTCGGCGCCATCGGTGTCGATGTCAAAAATGATGATTGGCGCTTCGTTTTTGAGATTGTCCTCAGGAGCAAAGGTGGACTCCATGTGGACATATGTTTCTTGCCACAGCGTCGGGTCGGGAGTTGCGCTGGCGGTCGTCAGCTCCTTGCTGTTGATGTAGTGCTTGTTGCCGTAGAGCACCACCGTCCCTGCCCGGTAGGTGGTGGCGTTGGCATAGTTGACCGTGCTGCCACCACGCCTCAGGGTTACCTCAGCCGTCTTCAGGACGCCGCTGCCCGGGGTATCGCCGACGCCGGTGGCGGTGACCAGCAGGATCTCGGTGGAGCCGCTGAGGGTGCGGGCGATCGTCGACGATGTGGCATCGGTTTGCAGCACCGCTGACGCCGCCGGGATGCGAGCTGCAGTGGTGTTGCTGAGCTTGATCGACAGCCGCCGCTCTGCCGGCGTGCGGGTGTCCACCAGTCGCCTGACGTAAACCCTAGCGCCGAGGGCCAGGGATACACCATTGCCGCCGACACCGACAGCGCCGCCGCTTGGGTCAGTGAGCGCTGATGTGATGTTGAGCTGGGCCGGGACGGAGCTGGACCAGGCGCTGGCGGTTGCTGCTGCTCGCCAGTCGGCGCCGGTGGGATTCTCAACCCAGAGGTAGCTGCCAGACGGCAGGCTGTAGCCGTTGGCGCCCAGTAGGTCGGGCACCGTGGAGCTGCTGCCATAGGAGGCCAGGGCAGTAGTCAGGGTGATGGTGGAGGAGGTGAAGGCTGAAACAACGCCTAGGTAATAACGCTGGACATTGCCGGTTTTTGCCTCAACGGAAAGCGGCACCTTAATGGCGCTGATCTGCCAAGACTTATCGCTAGGAAGTGCAGCACGCCGGTAACCCTTGGCGATGCCAGCGCAACCTCCAAAGCTGCTGTTGCCATTGTTGCTGTCGATCTCACCGCCGGTATCAACAAAGCTCTGGGCACCTTCGCCAATGTCAAAGATTGAAACCTTCTGGACAAAGCCTTCATTGATCACGCCGATCCCGACACTGCGCCGGGCCGGGTTCATCCTGATGTTGTCAGGGGCCTGGCTGATGTAGTCCTGATAATTGGAAACCGCAACCCAGGCACCGCCGCTGTATTTCTGCCAACAGCGCATGTCGCCCTGCTCTGAGATGGATTTCTGCAGGCTGACACCAGTGAAGTTGGCGCAGACAAAGGATTTGAAACCCGCCACCTTGGACCCATCAACCCACAGCCGGCCCATGCCGTAATGGCTGCGGATGCTGCACTGGAACACATAAAACGACGCCGATGCAGTCGAATCCCATGCCTGCGTGGGTGTGCCGCTGATCGGTGCGGCGATGGTGTATTCAGTGCCGCGAGCCGCCAGCAGGGCCTGGCTCAGGTTGCCGCCTGAGCCGCAAGCGGTAAAGACATTGGCGTAAAACGCATCCAGCTCGGCCTTCGTTGCATGGCCAAACACGGCCAGCAGGTGATGGGTGTCGGTGCTCGACAGCTTGTCCATGGCCGTGAGGCCATAGGCATAGCCGCCGCCGGTGGTCTTGAAAATCTGGCGCCTTAACGCATAGGTAGCGACACCATCGGCATAGGTGGGGGCCTCGTCCACATTGCCGCTCGGGATCCAGTTGGGGCGAATGATGGTGTGCCTTAGATCGCCAAACTCAGAAAGGATTGAGGCGCCACGGGGGACCAGGACCCCACCTTCGCTGGGGTTAAATCCGATCAGTTGTGCGGCAGTTGGCTCAAATCCATCCGTCCACGCGGCCGAAACCGCCGTGCCTTCTGATGCTGGGTTGTTGTAGACGATGTGCAAGCCAGGGGCCAGCACAATGCACACGCAATCAACGTGCGCAAGGGGATCATTGATGTACCAGTTCTTGCTGGTGATGATTGCCGCTTCAATGACGGCCCTGTTGATAGTTTTGAACGGTGCGTGCCTGGTGTAACCACAGGTGAGCCGCTGATTCTCCAGCCGCTTGAGTTTTTGCGCGACGATCTGCTCAGTCGTACCGGTTGCTTCTTTGGTGTTGTAGCTGCCTGCTGCGAACGTATCCCGGCCGATGTATGGGTTGACATACAGAACGAACGGCGCCGTTAGCGGGTCCGTGGATTCACTGCTGCCGGGGGCGATATTGGCGTTGCCGATCAGCTGACGCAGACCATCAAGAGCCGCTGAGAGTTGCTCCTTAGCGGTCGCCTGGCTGGTGGCCAGTGGCCAACTGCCGGTCTCGGCTGCCTTCTTGACGATCGCCACGCGGTATCCCTAGCTGCTTCATGCTAGGAGTCCCGACCCTGAGCCTCAGGTGCTGCCCATTTTCAGCTGGCTCTCTCCCAGCACCAGGAAGGCAGCCGATCCGGCGATCAGCTTGGAGGCTGCAGTCTGAACGCTGGTCCTGGCCAGTAACAGATCAGCCTCGTACCAGAGGGAGCCGCCAAGCTTTGGCTCGCGTGTTGGGTTGGCGGTGGTGGGGTCAGCCGCTTGATCACGGCACAGGTAAAACCTGGCGCGAGTCTTGCAGCCCCGATCCAACATCATCACCAGCCGCAGTAGTGCCGTGGAGTCCTGATAGCCGCTGCGATAGGTGCGGTCAACATCAAATTGCAGGCTGCCGCTACCCCTGACCAAGGCCTTGACCGAATCCCCGTAGCCCTCGGACAGTGCGGTGACATCCTGAGTTCCGCCCTCCTGATCGAGCGTCCATTCCGCCAGCTGCGCCTGGATCCGCCAGCCAATCAGATCGGGTGATGCCAGCGCATCGGGGATAGTGGCGACCGCCTCCACTGGCTGCTCGGGCTTGCTCAACGGCAACAGGGCCAGCACGGTTTCCGCCAGGCTGACTAGCGCCGCTTGGAATGCCGCTGCTGCCTGCCATGGCGCAATGATCAGGGCGCCAAATGCAACGCCGGTGAGCGACAGTCTGCCGGTGGTGGAACTGTTGACTGCATTGATTTCGCTGTCGTAGAACGACAGGCGGCCCAACGTGTCCCGGCCGGCATAGCAGGCCAGCTGCGTTGTCAGGCCAGTAGAGGCCGCTGATTCCCAGAACGCTGCGGAATTGCTGGATGCCCAATAGGCACCAGCATCGTTGCTGCGGTGGGCGGTGGCTGGCCCTGCAATGCCCTGGCCGCCCCAATGGCGGTGGCCATCTGGGCAATCGGCGTAGCCATCGGCGTTGGAATCAATCGGCAGGCCCCGAGCACAGCTCAGCAGCACCCGATCACCGGGCCAATACCCCGGCTCGCTCAACCACAGCTTGCCGCTGTCAAACCTGGCATCAGTGACGATTGTGAGCGGTGGTGCTTCCCGGCTGAGCTCCAGCTCTCCGCCGGTGCCGAGCAATGACATCAGATCGTTCCGGCGATTTTATTGAATGTCAGACTCACTGAACACTGCACGATGTCACCGACTGAAACGGACATCCCAACTTGACCAAACAGCACGGACCCACCGATGCTGCGATCAATCAAGATCAGCTGCAGATCGTGCTCAGCATCGGTGGCGGTGAGCGCCTGCTGCAGGATGGTGCTGGCCTGGCTGCTGCGGTCGTACTGCAAAGTGCAGGATCCGGAATAGCTGCGCAGGCCATAGATGTAGGTGCGCGAATCCTGGCCCAGTGCTGTGTCTTCGTTTAGATCGCTGGTGAGCGACAGGCTCACATCCCTGGCCTTGGCGATGGCAACACCATCCAGCCGGAGCTCTGCATCTCGACTGGTTAGAACTGCCATTGCCCTCGACCCTTTACCTCAGGCTAGATAGCGACGGCGCGGAGCTGAACTGAGATGTTCACCCGGCCCGCTAGATCACGGTCCTGCGAGCGGGTGGGCTTCTGGTCGGGGATGAACCGCCACTGCAGCCCGGGCAACACCGGCGCCACATCAGGAGCCCAGACTTCTGGGGGCAGGATCAGCTCAACCATGCCGCAGCGGCTGTCGAGCCAGGCCGCCTCAATCAGGTCCCAGTCGGTCACGGGCCTGGCATCGAACCGGAGCGTCACGGCAGCATCCACTGCCAGGCTCCCCCGCTGCCGCCGAAAGGTGGCGCCAGCCACGGACTTTGATTCAGCGACCGGCACCGCCGGTGGCTCGTAGTCGCGGCTGGCGGGGCGGATCGCGGGGAAGTTCACACTCACGAAATGACCACCGTGTGCAGGTCCGTCTTGCCCAGTCTGTTGACCCGGTAACTGCCGGTGGCTGTGCCGGTGAGATCAATCGCTGCACCCCCTGGCGTTGTCGCCACGGTGAAAGCATTGGCAGTCAATCCAGCCGAGCGAACGTAATAGGCCGTCCGCTCAGCCAGGCCGGTGGGCAGGCTGCCGGTGGTGGCGGTGAAGCTGACCTCATCATCAGCCAGCAGGCCATGGGCCGTTGCGGTGGCGGTGTCCGTGGTGATGTTGAACGTCACCGGCAGATCGACAGCTCGATCTGTAGCAGAGAAACTCGAAACCCGGCACTGCAAGGTGTAGGTGCCAGTGCCGCTGAATGCGATGGTCGGCGCCTGGGCATTCGTGGCATTGAATGTCACGGCCCTGGAGGTAGGCACAACCGGCGCTGACCACGAATAGACCAGATCGGTAGCAGTGCCAGAGATCGCAGCGGAATAGATGGATGACGGGGCACCGGTGCCGGTGGTGGCGCCTGAGATCGTTACCGTGCCAATTGTCGTGGTTCCGGTGGTCGCGAGCGCGGCAATGGCCTGCGTGCCGGTGATCGTGATTCCACCACTGGTAACGGCACAGCTCGCGGTCTTGGTCCCGATGCTGGTGGCGGTGATCGTGGTGACTGCTGAGGTGGCGCTTCCGAACGTCAGGCCCGTGCCGCTCCAGCTATAGGTGTAACCGGTGCCGGTGCCACTCACCACCGCTGAGTAGCTGCTGGCCACCCCCACGGTCAGGCTGCTGGCCCCGACGATGGTAACCCCAGAGAACGATGGGGTGATGGTGCCGGGGGCATCAGTAGAGCCAATGGCGCCCTCAATGGTCCAGTTACCCATGACATCCCAGCCCGCTGAGACTGCGCTGTAGCCGCTGGCGTCAGTAGGCCAGTGGAGCGCTGCCACGTTGATATTGCCATCCTCGTTGAAGCCCATTGACTGGACTTTGTAGGTCTGCTCAGTGGCAGCCAGCTCGGCAATGGTGAAGACCGCTTGACCCTGGCCTACGACCTTGCCCCCTGAGATCGTAAGGGTTGTTTCCTGAATCTGATTCGTGCCGTCCCAAAGCAGCACGCTGTAGGCGCCGTCTGAAATCGTGTCACTGGCAAGGATGGTTCCATCAGCCAGGATCGCGCCATTCCTGGGCTTGGCATAGCTGACCGTCTCCATCGCCAGCCGGAAGCAGCGGCCAGGGACGAGCGTGGCCTGTTGGGGAATGGTGGTTAGGTCGACCTGATGGGTAGACAGTCTTTTGAGCCTGCACTTCAGCTTGGCCACATCAATCGCATGGCGCTCGGAAGTGCAGAAGTCGCTCATGTCGATTGATTCGATTGGCGCGGTTGCGCTGGTGCCGGCCTCTCTGACGGTCACCTCACGGATCACTGGGAACAATCCACGATTGCTGCCATCACCAACAGCCGCCCGCTCCTCTCGCCACTTCACGCTGACCCTGATCCGCTGCCGGTCCTGTTGGGGGAAATAGCTGAGCTTGAAGGATTCTTCAACGATGTTGCCGCTGTTGAAGATGCCGGTGATCTGCTCGGCCTCATCAAACAGCACCGCCGGCTGCAGGTAGCTGACCCCGTTGCGCGTCACCAGATCAAGCAGGAATAAGGCCGCCGTGTCGTTGCCCCACTGGCGGAAGTTCACCGGCTTGGGCAGTGTGCCATCCCAGAAGTAACGGCGGTTCCGGGTCCATGTTGCAGCGGCTGTAAATGATGCCGTGCCCACCTGGAGGGGGGAAAGAATTGAGCCGACCCCATAGCGCTCATTGGTCAGGCCCGCCGCCAGCAGGTCAGGGAAACTGTGCGAGGCGGCCATGGCCTGGTTCACATAGGCCGAGAACTGGCCCAGCGTGGTGGCCTCCGATCCGCTGCGGATGTTGACTGCCACCAGCGCCAAGCTGTCGTAGCTGGGGGTCGTTGGCGCGATGTCAATCACGTTTATGTAGGTGATCTCATGCTCAGGGCTGCTGGTGCTGGCGCTGAACTCCTCATAAACGAACTGCTCAGCCAGCCGCCCCCAGCCGTCCACAATGCTGCTGTCATCAACGTAGGGGATGCCCAGGCTGCCGGCTGCTGGGGTTGCGCACGGCATTTCAAACGTGGACTGCTGCCGGGGCAAATACTTGCCAGGGACGCGCACAACGGCGGTGCCATCGCTCAGGGTCAGCAGACTGGAGAGCCTGGCGTCGATCACTACCAGGTCACCGGTGGCGGTGCCACTGCGGATCTCCCAGCCACTTACCGGCAGATATTCAACCTCCCAGCGCTGACGAGATGGGAACTCAATCCGATTGAACCAATATTGCTGTTGTTGCGTGGATCCAGCTACGCCCATCAACTGGGGGAACTGGGACCAGGCGGCCGAGCTGCCAGCGATCCGGTAGCGCAGGCGCCAGAAGGTGTACCGGGTTTCAATCTGCGTGATTGTGCCGCTCTGGAATGATGTGGTCTGAAGTGTTTGGTTTGGCGCCAACAGATCCTTGTCGAAAATGTCGCAGGCATTCAGGTCAATCTGGCTGTAGCTGGGCGAGTCCCGCAGGTTGCAGAATCCAGAAACCCTGATGCCCACTGTCGATTTGCCGCCGATCTCAATTACCTGCGCGGGCTGAGGCACTGCAACGGTGGCCCTGGCCATCCGCATAATGTGAGGCTTGGAGCTGCCGCACCGCTTGCTGTAGGGGTCTGGAGGCGCAGTTGTCGGGAAGTCAACAGACCCGCCTGTCACCACCGCAAAGGTGGCCGTGATTGCGACGCCACCGCCCACCGGCTGGCTTTGCACATCGCTGCGAAACACATCGTCAGATGGCGTCCTTGATTTGCAAACGGCGACCGCTGAGCCAATCCGATAGGTTTCGCCAACGATGATTGAATCATCCCACTGGCGCTGACGACCAGCAACAGCGGTCGCAATATCACCCTTAGGTTCGCTGTAATTGCGGCTTGTAAACGTGCTATTAGCCGATGTTGAATTGTCAAGAACATAATCAATCTCATCGCCTACCAAAAGGCTTCGCGGAGCATCGGCCGGTGCGGTCGTGATTGTTGATCCGCCGCGACGGAATGCCACCAGTCCGCCAAGCCCGTTGCTGATGGCGTCATTTTTCTGGCGCTGCACCAGGGCCGCATGGTCTGGCGAGCACTCCACCATTGAATACCCATCCTCTCGCTGGCTCCGCGTTGGGGCCTGGACAGTGCTGAGTAACCGGGCCGAGCGCATGACTGGGTTGATCCTGAACGGCAGGCCATTGCCGATCGGGGCGTACAGGCCAAACGTGGTCTGAGTGCTCGGGCTGTAGCTGTAGCAGGTGGCGGGCACCCACTCGTTGTTCAGGCCTCGCACCTGGAAAACGTCGGCGGCACCATTGGCCTCAGCATTGCCTGGATCATTGGCAGCGAGGCGGCCGGCGATACGATCGGTGGCGCGAATCCTGCCGCCGTTGGGCCGGTGATAGATGGTGACCCGTGCGCTGGCATCACCAGCACTGCCCAGGTCATAGCTGCTCAGCAGGTTCTCGCCAAACGCGAATTGGGTCTGGTCAACCCCAGTGATCGGCGCCTCGCCCAGCAGATAGACGGCCCGCAACATCTGCGAGCCGCCAAGGCTGACCATCTGG